GCTCGACGGCGTACTGCTGCCCTTCGTCAGCGCGGTCACGACACCATAGGTCGCCTCGAGGCTGGCGGCCGTCTGTGCCTGGACGCGCGCCAGCTCCTGCCGGCTGGTCGCCTGCTCGGCCGCGGCGGTGAGCAGCGCCTGGCTCAGCGCCGGCAGGTTCTTCGCCGCATCCTGGTCGCCACCGCGTGCGGCGGTGGTCGCGGCGTTGAACTGCCCCTGCAGGGTGGCAAAGCTATTGCCGCCGGCAACGTCCGTCAGGCCGCGGATCCGCTTCACCTCGTCCATGATGCTGTCGCCGACCGACGTCCACGCATCGGCAAGCGCCTTGGCAGCCGTGGCGGCAGCCTGCGCGTCCTGGATCGCATAGATCTGCTCCTGAAGCGCACGGTTGCTGCTATCGAGCTTTGCGAGATCGAGCGCACGGATCGCCGCGGTATCGCCCTGCAGCTCGAGCAGCTGACGCTGGAGATCCTGCCGCTCGCTGGCGATGTCGGCCGCGCTCTTCGCGCCCTCCATCGATGCCTGCAGATCGGCGAACGCCGGCGCGAGTTTCAGCAGCGTGGCATAGGTCGACTGACCGGCCGCGGTCGTCAGATCCTGCGCCTCGACCAGCTGGCGGAATGCCGCCAGCGTCCCCGGCATCGCCAAACCAAGGCTGGCGAACACGCCGTTCATCTGCTCCGTCTTGGCGGCCGCCTGCTCTTCCTTCGAGTAGAAGGTCTCGAAGTACGCGCTGGCCGCGTCGGTCAGCGCCGAGATGCTATCGAACTGATCCGCCAGCGCGAGTTTCACGCCGATCCCCATGGTCTGCGTGTTCGTGCCGAGCAGGCTCAGCGACGAGCCAACGGCTTCGATCGTCGACGCGACCCGCACCAGCGTCTCGAACACGCCCTCGCCGACCTTCTGGAACTGCTCGAGGCCGGGGAACGCTGCCGCGGCCATGCCGTCGGCCGCGGCGCCGAACACGGCCGACAGCTTCTCCTCGATCTCCGCCCCGGTCAGCCCCTTCAGGTCGATCTTGCCGATGTCGACGATGAAGCTGTTGAGCCGCGCCTGCACGTCGCCGGTGGCAACGCCAAGCGGTCCGGCCGCCGCGGCGATCGCGTCGTTGAACGATCGCAAGATCAGCGTGAACTGATTCTCGAGCCCGGCGTCTGCGCCGGTGTATTGCGTCGAGTATTTCGTGCTGGTCGTCAGGCCGAAGAGCTTCTTCTTCTTCTCGATGTCCGAATAGTAGGACGCATCGAAGCCACCGTTCATGATGTCGCCGACCGACTGTGCGCCGCCATACAGGCCGCTGCCGATCACGCTGGTCTTGGAGCCGAACAGGCCGCCGAGGATCCCGCCGATGACCGGGATCTTGCTGAGCACCGATCCGATGGCGTTCGCCTTGAAGCCCTCGGTCACGCCGCTCGAGGCGTCGATATTGCCCGAGCGCACGACCAGGCTGGCGACGCCACCGATCTGGCTGTCGATCGACTTCAGCGATGCCGACATTTCGCGCGCAAAGGTGTTGGTCAAGGTGTCGACCTCCTTCAGCGCATCGATCGCGTTCTTGATGCTGTCGCTCTTGGCGGACGTATCGCCGAGAACGGTGCCGGTGCCGGAGTTGGTCGGCGCCAGCGTGTTCTTGCCGCCGCCACCGAACGAGCCCGCGATCGACACCCCGATCGACGCCAACGCGGCGACGGTCGCGGCGCCGGCAGCGATGTTGAGCGGGAACGGCAGGCTCTTGATGGCATTGACGACCGCCTCGGTCGCACCGACCGCGATACGCGCGACGCTGTTGGCAATCTTGGTACCGGTCTCGATCGCATCCTGCGCGATCGCACGAACCGACAGCGCGAACTGCACCAGGCGGAATGCCTTCTCGGCGGTCTCGAGGGTTTTGTAGCCCTGCGAGCCTTCCTTGAAGAAGCCCTTGGCGGCCGTCGCCATATCGCCGAATGCGCCGATCTGCTGCGACGACGACCGGAGGGCGAACAGCCGGTTCTCGCGATCGATCCGCGCCTGGTCGCCATTCGCCGCGCGGATGGCAGCGGAATGCTCCTGCTGAAGCTTCGCTTGATCGGCATAATAGCCGGTCATGACAGTCAGTGCGTCGCCAATCGCCGAACCGACATCGCCGAACGCATCGGCCATGCCCTGCGCCGCTCGCTGCGCCGTCTGATCGATCGTATCGAACAGGTCGGCCGTCGCGCTGAGTGAGGCGTTCCAGGCGTCCTGCGCTTGCCGATTGGTCTCTGCACCGACCGCGATCTCGACCTGCTTGCCGATATACGTGTTCGCGTAAGCCGTGCCGAGCTCGTAGCCCTTCGCCTGTAGCGTTTGCTCCGCCTGCAGCTTCGCCATGGCCTGTGCGCGCGCCATGTCCGTTGCACCGACGAGCCGAAGTTCCTCACGCTGCATAGCCAGCTGGCGATCGGCCTGCTGATCGGCGCCCGCGTAGAATGTGCCGATCTCCGCCGCCTTGACGGCACCGCGAGCGTCCTGCTGAGCCTTCAGCGCCGCGGTTGCCTTCTCGGCCTCTTCCTTCAGTCCGCGCTGCTGCGCCACCTCGATCGCCGCCAGGAGCGGCAGATCGGCGATACGGTCCTGAACCAATTCAGCGGCGCGCTCGGCCGGCACGTTGCCGGCAGCGATCAGCGTATTGACCTCGGCCTGGACGCGCGCCTGGTCGCGCATCGAGGCGGCCGACTTCGCCGAGTCCGAAACGCGCTGCGCGATCTCGAGCCGGATCTGGCGGTTCACAGCCGCCTCGATATCGGCCTGCTGCTTGATCGCCTTGCTCTCGGCCTTAACGCGCGCCTCGGCGATCAGCGCGGCCGCACCCGACACGCCATAGGCCTCGGCCAGCTTGTAGAGGTTGCGGATCTGCGCCTCGGTCGCTTCCGCCTCGCGCGCCAGCTGCTCGGCATGCTTGTCGGTCGTCGGCTTGGGGATGTTGTTATAGCCGATCGACTTGGCAATGCGCTCGCGCGCGTTGTCGATCGCCGCCACCTTCACCCGCTTGCCGAGCTTGGTCAGGTACTGGTCGGCCGCGGTGTAGGCGGCGCCGTAGGTTTTCTCGAGGAGCTTCGGATCGCCCTGCCCGATCAGCATCTTGCCGAGGCCGACGACGCCACCCTTCTCGATCTCGCCGAGATAGGCTTTGGTACCAGCGACGCCGGCATAAATGCCCGCCATGGCCTGGCGCATATAACCGGTGAGGTCGTCGAGAACGCCCTTCACGCCCTTGGACATGCCCTTCATGTCACCGACGAAGTAATCCGAGATATCTTTGCCGACGACACTGAACAGCGCCTTGGACGTGTCGGCCCAGGTGACCGTCTCGTCCATCAGCTTGAAGAGTTCCTGCTTCGTTGCGTTGGCACCTCCAGTGATCTTGCCGAGGTCGCGCGTCAGCTGGTCCGACTTTACGCCTTCATTGACCCACCGATTGAACAACGCGAACCCCGCGCCGACAGCTGCAAAGCCGATTAGGAGGGGAGAGAAGCGGAGAGCGAGGGCACCGACTTCCTTGCCGAAACCACGCAACCCGCCTTCGCTCATCTGTGCGACCTGAAAGATCTGCGCACCCTGCTGGATGAATACCTGGAAGGGCTTTTGGCCGGTCAGCAGCCCCTGCGTGATATCCGGCAGCTGGACGGCGATGGTCTTCAACGCTCCGCCGCTCCTGCGCGCGGATTCGGCCATCTGGTCATGACGTTGTGCAGCGACGTTGGTGCGTTCGATCAGCGCGGCCTCGGCGCGGCCCAACTCGGCCGCCGACGCGCCGGCCGCCGTCATCACGCGCCGGGCTTCCGCCAGCTCAACGTTCAAGCGGCTCTGTGACGCCGCGGCCGGATCGATCATGGCACGCAGTCGAGCGAGAGCCGCAGCATCGCTTGCAGCAGCTGTCTCTTCCGCACGTAGAGCCTCGGCACCGCGACGCGCCGCTGATTCGAATTGATCATGTGCAAATGCGGCCGACCGGAGACGCTGCGCCTCGTCATCGCGAGCACCGGCTGCCTGTGCGGCATCGAATTCGCGCTGGGCTGCGGCGCCCTTGCGCGCTGCCGATTCGAACAGGTCATAAGCATGCGCAGCTTCACGGATCCGCGTTGCTTCTGCCGTCGCGGCCGCGACTTTCTCCGCGGCTTCCATTTCGCGCATGGCGGCGATGCCACGTCGCGCTGCCGATTCGAATAGATCGTGGGCGAACGCGGCCGAGCGCAATGCCTGCGCCTGTCGTTCGGCTGCCGCTACTGCCTGACTCGCGGCTAGGTCCTGCGCCTGGGCAAGCGCCGCCTCTTCGGTACGGATCCGCTGCGCCAGTTCGATCAGCCCCTGCTGCTCGGCTGCGAGCGCGGCGAATTCTGCCTTGGCGCTGCGGATCTCTTCGCGGGTTTTGCCGAACACGCTGTTCTGGCGCTCGAGCTGCGCGACCAAGCGCTCGCCGCCCTTCTCTGCGCTGGCCATCGCCTGGCGCGCGGTCTGCATTTCGCGCGAGGCCGCATTGCCGAAGGTCTGCACATGGGCGGTCGCACCGCCTAATCGGATCCCGCCGGCGGCCTGCTCGATCTGCGCTGCCTGACGGACGAAATCGGCCGTCTTGTTGTCGAACATCTGCGAGAAGCGCAGCATCTCGGCAAACGCGCCTTCGGTGTTGAGAATGAAGCCAACCTCAAGGGCCGGGGAGGAATCGTCCATGGGTATATTCCTCCCCGGTCAGCCCAGCAGCTTGCGCAGCTGAGCTTCCTCAATGTCGACTTCGCGCTGAGACACAGGCGCACGCCATGGCGCCGGACAGTTCTCGCTTTCAGCGAGACGCCCCTCAGCGATGTACGTTTTCGATAGCTGACGAATCAGCCGACCGACCCAAGGCTCGAGCCTTACGCCGGTGTTTTCCTGCCAGGCGGCAAGCTCGCGCGAACTGATCGCTGCCGTGCCCATCCCGGCCGCTTCCGTCAGGCCCATCTCAATGAGCCAGTCAGTGATATGCGGCGCGGGATTTGGTGGCATCGATGGAAGGATCTTCTTCCGCTTCAGATCGTCGATCCTGCTGAGCCTGGTCTCGGCCGGCTCATCTCGCCCGCGCCGGCTGCGGGCGTCCGGCTTGGGCGTGGCATGGAGCCACGCCATTTGCCGGACGTAGAGGGTCAGGCCGCCTTCGAGACGGCGCTGAAGTTTCCCCAGTCGCCGATGAACTTCGTCACCTGGCGGGTGATGAAGCCGAGGCCCTGGTTGGCATAGACCGATCGGAACAGATCCTCACCGGTGACAGGCTCGGCCGAACCCTCGGGCTGATATTCAAAGTTCTCGAAACCCGACGTGATCGCCGCGAGATCCTCGGCCGTTTCAGCAACGCGCTCCTCGGGCGTTGCCGCGGTGATCTTGCCGTCATTGTCCTGCATGCGCTTCAGCGCGCGCGCCGACTGGCGGGACTCGACGACGCCGTACGCCTTGCTGCCCGGGCCATGCAGATGAATGAGGACGGGCTTTTCGCGCTTGTCGTCGGCGAACAAGGGTTCGCCGCCCGGGCCCTTGACGTGGAGGGCAGCGGTAGCGGTGCAGGCGAGCAGTGCGATGTTGAGCTTCATGGTTTGATCCTTCGCGGGAGGATGGTGCACCAACTCGTCCCGCGCCCGCGATAGCGAGGCGAGTTGATGCATAGGGAGCCGGCGTCGCGGGCGCCGGAAGGGGAAAGGTTAGGCGGCTGGGACCTTCACCGGCTTGGTGCAGATCTCGATCGTCGGCGCTGCCATCAGCATCGAGTCCGCGCCGTCGGCCGTCTCGGGCATGCCGAACACGCGACCCTGAAAGTAGCGCTTCGAGCCATCCTGATAGGTGACCTTGAACGAATAGAGCTTCTGCGTCTCGTCGTCGGCCGAGACCTGCATGAGGGTCTGGCCGGCGTCGTCCGTGTCGAGCGCCATGCTGGGCTGCAGGGCGCCATAATCGGGCGAGCCCTTATACTTCTGCTTGCCACCCTTCAGCGGCTGGAACTCCACCTTGGCGAAGGTTGCGCCGAGGGTGCCGAGCTTCTCGACGTTCCCGACCTCGACCAGCGTCAGGGCGGCAAAGCCGGCCGCGTCATTGGTGGCGGGGGAAGCGGCAGCGATGGCGAGCGTCGAGCCCGCCGCAGTCATGGTCTTCATATTTTACCTTTCAGAAGGCGAGCCGGCTCGGCCGGCGTGGATCCTCCGCCGATCGGCGGAAGTGCGGGTCAGCTGCGGCCGCGGCCGGACTTGGCGGGATCGCCTTCGGCCGGCACCGGCGCGGCGTCGGCGTCTGCCGCCTCGATCAGGCCGGCCGCGTGATAATTCGCGAACGCACCCTCGCTCACGTCGACGGTTTCGCCGGCAGTGAACTGAGTCTCGGTGCCGGCGTCCTTGAAGTTGCGGACGATCTTGGCGCGCTTGGTCTTGGTGTCGGACATGGTTGTCTCCTTCAGGCGGGAGCGTCGAAACTGACGCGGAAGTCTTGGGTCTGTTCGAAGCTGTTGCCGGGGCCGCGCGCATCGGGGCCGGTACCGGCGGTCAGGATCGAGACACTGCTGCCGCCGGCGATATCGCCGGTGCGGCCGGCGCAGGCCCGGCGGATCACGCCGATCGCCGCGGTCTGCTCGGCATAGGTTGCGGTGCGGACCGTGACGGATACGCGGTCGACGGTGCGGACGGTGCCGTGGCGCTTGAGCGCCTGGCGCTCGACGCTACTGACCAGGCGAACGAGGAACGCGGGCAACACGACATTCTCGGGCAGCGCACCCGCCTTGATCCGCGCGGGCGGGGCAATGTCGGTCGCCGCGCTATCGTCGACGAGCAGCGCACCGATGATATCGACTCCGGTCATGCGTCATCGCCTTCCGGTTCGGCGCTGGCGACGATCCCCGAGGGGGTGACGCGCGCATTGATGTATCGCTGCGCCGCGGCGATCGCTTCGGCGCCCTTGATATCCAGCGCCGGGCGCAGAAATGGATGCGGGCGCGCACCCGGGTGAAAGACCGTGTCGCCGACGAACCGCCCGCCGATGATCATCGAGCGCTTGGTCGTCGCGTTGATCCGACCGACGCTCATCCCGCGGCGCTGATCCTCGGCGATCGTGATAAAATGGGCGTCGGTGCCGTACTCGAGCCAGTTGGCGATCGATCGGCCCCATCCTTTGCGGACGGTCACCTTGACCGTGATCCGGCCGGTCTCGACCTTGGTGCGCAATTCCAGTGCTTGGTCGACGTCTTCCGAGATCGAGCGGTCCTTCGCCTCGTCTAGGATGACCTTGCCGCCGGCGCGCGCGGCGCCGCGCAGGACCTTGCTTTCCAGCTCGGCAGGTAGCTGCGCGAGGAAACGCTGCAGATCCGCTTTGCCGCGTACCGTCGGCATCAGGCGGCAGCCGTACCCGGGTTGTAATCCTCGACCATCAGCTCGAGGCCGCCGCGGCGCCCCAGCTCGGCCGGGCCCGACACGATCTGCATGATCCGGCTGCCTTCGACCAGGCGCATGCCGGTCTCGACGTCGTCGCGCCAGTACATGCGAACCCGCGCCGGCCGCGTCGACGTCGTGAACCCGCCCTCGGTCCGCTCGCCGCGGCTTGGCAGTGAATCGCGGATGCCGATCCAGATCTCGTCGACCAGCTGCCAGGTCTCGCTGCCGGCGCTGCCGAAGTCGGTGCTCTCGATCCGGCGCTCGAGCCGCACAAAATGCTCAAGCTCGCCCGGGCGAACGACGATCATGCGACCGACACTGCCATGTAACGGCCGATGATCGGGCGGAGCTGGTCGTCGGTCAGCTGCGGGCCCTCACGATTCACGTACAGGTCCGACAGCGCCAGCTTTACGCAATGCACGACGATCGCCGGCACCTGGTCGGCCGTGGGCCAGCCGGTCGCACCGACCAGCTCGTTGCGGCCGAGAAAGCTCTCGATGC